TAAACTATATATTAAATCGGGGTCATCTAAAGATATTTGTCTAAGTCCTAAAGCTACGATAAAGGCTAGTTCTTTTTCATCAGTGTTGGGTTTATATTTCCCATCTAATCTACAGGCAAATTTATTTTCTCCGAAGGGAGTTATAAACAATTTCATAGTTACGTCATCAGTTTTCGTTCTCTTCACTTTCTACCATCCTAGGGTTATTAATCTCAGCGTACCAATAGTATGCCGGATTAGTTGATTTAGATTGTTGTTGAGGTAAATATTGTAAGTTATCCCAACACTTATGCTTATAGTTACAGAAATTACATACCGTGCTTAACACTTTATTTCCTGTTTCATTCCTACCAAATTTTTCATTCTTTAATTCAAACTGTCTTTTAAATGGAGCATCAGTCATTAATGCTTTAATATTTTTATTAGCCCTTTTAAGTGCACTTCTTTTGTATTTAGTGTCTTCTTGTGGAGGCTCTGTTACTAGCATTTCCCCTGTTTCTTTGTTGATTACAATCCAACCACCAAAATCTTTTTTAAGTGCCTTACCATATAAATAACCTTGAGGTAAATATCCAAAAGGGTCATCTTCACTCATGACTTGAAATCCTTTATTGAATTTATTTTTAAATGCGAAATTAGATGATGACTTTATATCGTAGACTTTATCGTCAATAATAATATCATAAGTACCCTTGATGTCAAAGTATTTTGTTTTTAATTTTACTTTACCTTGAACCCCATCAATCTTTGCTTTTACAGTTCTAAGAAGCATGACTACTACGGCTTCTAGTATATCACCATATAGATTTCTTATCTTAGTGTTATAGTCTGAGGCGTACCCCACTTGAGAATCAGATGCATACTTTTTTTCCATCTGTAATTGACAAAGGGGTCGGCCAATATTAGACATCCTAATCCTAAATTCAGATTCTCTTTTACCCGTAAATTGTTTTTTTACTGCTTCTAAACAATCACTAGCAAATTGATGTTGAATTAAATGAGGTATCTTTATTGGCCGTCTTTGAGATTCAACAAGAAGAGACTTGACCTCTTCTAAAAAGGTCATGCCGTTTCCAGTTCTGCTACTATATCATCATCTAATACATCTTCAGTGGATTTTTGTTTTTCTTTATATAAACCCATGACATATGCATTTTCACTTTCACGAATAGATTTAAACATATTTAAATGTTTTAATTGTTCTTCGGTAAGTGCCGGTGGTTTTGTAAAAGATTCTTTTATTTTTGCAACATACCAAATGTTAGAACCTTTTTTTTCTCTTTGTGTATCATAAAATTCTAAGATACAATTAATCATTACTTCATTTCTTTGACTAATACCTTGTATTATTTCTTGCATAGGTATAAAATTTGTACCAGATGCAGAATATAAAACAGGCTCATCCGTTATAGATAATTCTTTACCTGTAGCAGATACACCTTTCATGGTTGCTAGTCCCCAAGTATATTTAAAGCATTTAATTTTATCTTGCTCGTCTATTTCTTGTTGACTTAACCCTTCCCTTTTCTTCCTAGGAATACTGCCACATCTTTGTGTGCCATTTGTATCGGGTATCTCATCACTCCAAGAAGTAAACATAATAGATTTATAATTATTATCTTCGTTATTTTCATCATACTTTTTGTATTGCATTGCAGTATACAAAGGTCTAAAAAATACAGGCTTACCAAAAATAGTTCCGACACTACTATTATCTATTCTAAAAGAACCCATAGGAAGTTTATTTCCGTCATCATCTTCTGGTTCTCTGTTTGTTTTCATAGTTGCTAAAGTTGTGGTAGGTGCAGAATCTTGACCTATCATTGCCATCACCTTTTCTGGTGATAGATTACTTATATTTGTTACTTCGTTTGACATTTTAGTTCCTCTCTAACATATGTTAGATTTATTTAATAGTATATTATTATATTATATTTGCTTTGTGTCAAGCCAGTTTTGACCACTTTTTATCTCTATATCTAGTGGCACATTGAAATCACAATCAAAGTTTACAAATAGATAATCTTTTACTCTACTACATCCTGTTTTTATTATTGATTCTACTATCTTTTCTTCCCCAGGATATGTATCTATAACAATAGAATCATGCACTGTATTAATAATTAAACTCTTTACTCCCTTTTCTTTCATCAAGGACCACACATTCAAACAAGCTATGGGAACTATATCTGCAGTTGCAAATCCTTGCACAGGATAATTTTTTATTTTAGTAGCTTTTGTATATCTAATATCACCATACTTATTAGTTGTTTTATATACATCAGGGAAATAATACTCTCTTCCACTAGGTAAAGATATTATTTTTGTTTTGTATGCAGTTTCTTGTAAAGTTATATGCCACTTGGCTATGCCTTTATATCTTTTTAAAAAACTTTGATAATACTTTTTTTCATTTTCATTGCCCATCATCCCACCATATAAAGGTTTAAACGTATGAGCCTTGGCCTCTTGCCTACTACAACCAATAATATCTGCAGTATTTTGGTGAACGTCTACACCATTTTCAATATCTTTCATGCCTTGTTTATCTTGGGCTAAAAAAACTGCAGTCCTAAATTCTAATTGTGAGAAGTCTACCTCAAATATATTTCCATTTTCGAATCTAGATATGATTACACTTTTAATACCACCGTCTCTTGGTAAGTTTTGAAAGTTAGGTTCAGAGGAAGATAATCTACCAGTAGTTGTAGATGTTTGATTGTAAGAAGGATGTAGTAATCCTGTGTTCTGCCTTACATTATCTTTTAATGCAGGGACAAAAGTATTTAATAGTTTTCCTACTGCACTATATTTAATTAAGTTATCTGCAAATATTTTTAGTTTGCCTTTACTGAACTCAGATATTCTCAGTAGAGTATGGGTGTCAACTTTAAAGCCATTAATAGTTGTATCTTCATAAGAGTAAGGTCTATATTTAAAACCCGCAGGAACTTCAGTTTCAATATATTTAGTTCCTTCTCCTTTACAATCTTTACATTTTAAAGGTCTAACTCTCTGTGTACCATCTTTCTTTAATAAGTTTTCGTAGCCTGTAGAATGACATGTAGTACAAGGGCTACCTATTAATTTATAGATAGGGTCTGTATATTTTTTTATGTATTCTTTAAACTCTGAATCTTTATATCTTGTTCTTTTGTTTTTCTTTCCATTTGTAGTTCCTATATTAAATATTTCTTTCCATATATTTTTATCTTGTAATTTTCTAGAATAAATTATTTTAGATAAATCCTCCCCACTAGATAAATTGTATATGCCATCACCCATAACTTCTTTTACTGTATTATCTATAGTTTTTTTTAAATTGTAATACTCTTTTGTTAAATTTTTTTCTACGTTATTTAATTTGTCAACGTGAATACAATTACCATTTAGTTCTATATCAATTAAAACTCTAAGAAAATCATTTGTCATATCTCTAACTTTAATTAAGTTTTTAAATTTTTGTTTGTATTCTGCTATTTGACTTTTATAAAGTTCATAAGTTATCTTTACATCTTGTCTTCCATACTCTTCTAAATGCTCTATTGGAATCTCATCCACATTATAATTATTATTAATGTATCTTTTTAAGCTATCAAATTTATGAGAAAGATTTCTTCTTCTACAACATTCTTTTAAAGATAAAGATAGTCTTGTCTTACCACTAAAGGGATGCCCCCTAAAACTTATGTACTCAGCTAACATGGTATCATACAACTTACCATTATATTTGAAACCAAAGTGATACATCCAAGTCATATCAAACTTTAAGTTATGGCCTACAATTAATTTTGCTTCGTCTAATAGTTTTTGTATTTTGTTAAATGTTTCTTGATGTGTAGATTCGTCTATGCTTTGATGATAAAAGAAAAAGTATTTACTATTAATACCAACTGATACTAATTTATTATTTAGATTGTAAGGTGTGTTATCACCATCAGTAAATGTTGTTTCTACATCTAATATTAATATCATGAATACCTAGATAACGTATGTTCTAATTCACAATTAATATCTGCATGGTCCCCTGTCAATTTATTTTTAGATAAATATAAATGTCTTTCATATTCTTCCACTGATTCTCTTGGTTTACCAATACCAATAATTAAATCTGCTTCTCCTGCCTTGCCTGTTCTAGAATTATCTAACCAATTAAAATCTACACGTTGTTGATTGTGAGCGTCTGCATTTGCTTGACTAACTCCAATAACTAAGATGTTTTTTCTTTTAGCTAACTCTCTTGCTTGTTTGTATATTTCTTTTAACTTTTCATGTTGCTTATCAAACTTTTCTCTAATGTTTACTTTATCTAATTGGTCAATGATAACTATGTCTACTTCATTTTCATCACAATAATTATTTAAATCGTGCATGTTTATACCAACACAATCATAAATAAAAATATTTTCTTTCACGACACTCCACTCTGCTCTCACTTTGTTAATCTTTTGTTTTATCTCAAACTTAGGTACGCCTGTCCAACAAGAAACTAATCTTAAAAAAGTTTTCTTTGCAGGTTCTTCGTTAATAAACGCATGACATTTTTTACCCTGCTCTGCAAAACCATTCTTGTTTGCAACTAAACTAATCCAAAAAGCAGACTTACCGGCCTCTGGTCTAGCAAATATAATTATAAAGTTACCACCACCCACACCTTTTGTTGCATTTTGTAAGCTAGGTATATTGAATCTAATACTACCCTCTTCTTCTTCCTCTTGTATTAATCGTAAAGGGTCAATATCAACCCTATCCATTTTACTCTCGTACTCTTTCTCTATGTCATTTATATTTTTTACAAAAGTTTTTATCTCAGAAAAGTCATATTTATCAGGGTTATTTACAAGTGCAAAACTTTTTTTAGTAAGTTCTTCTGCTTTATTTTTTTTTAAAGTTAATTGTAAAATATATTCTACTGTTTTATTATTGAGTTCTTTTACTTTATCTAATTCAAATATTATTTTTTTATCACTAGATAATTGTTGATGCCCCATACGAGAACCATAATGTTTTTCATAAACATCAACTAAAAATTCTGTAGAGATATAATTTAATTCTTTATCATTCTCATAAATACTATCTACAGTTTTATAAATATTATGATTGTATAAACTTCCTAAATTATATTTCTTAAATTTTTCATAGAACTCTCTTGTCAGTAGAGACTTTAATAAATATTTACGGATGTTTCCGTCTGCCTCAGTCAAGGCGACCTTCCTGTTTTCTAACATATGTTAGATTATTGATTGTGTTCTTCAGCCATTTTGTCAACTTGCTCGGCTTCTTTTCC